GGTTCGCGGATGGCCCGGGCTCGCGATGGCCCAATCGCGGATAGCCCGGGGCGACCCGCAGCGCGTGCTAGAAAAACCGTTTCGCGCCTTGCTCCGCCTTCAAAATTTCCACCGCTTCCCGGAACCGGAGGGAATGGACGACTTCCCGCTCGCGCAAAAATTTCAGGCCGTCCTTGAGGTCCACGTCGTCGGTCATGTCGATCAGCCATTGATAGGTGGCCCGGGCCTTCTCCTCCGCCGCGATGTCTTCGTACAGATCGGCGATCGGATCGCCCTTGGCCTGGATGTACGACGCGGTCCAGGGCACGCCTTCGGCGTTCTGATAAAACAGGGCATTGTCGTGGTTGACGTAATGGGGATCGAGGCCCGCCGCGCGAAGCTGTTCGGGCGTTGCGTCCTTCGTCAGCTTGTAGACCATCGTGGCGATCATCTCGAGGTGGGCGAATTCTTTCGCACACAGAAGATAGACGTGATAGAACGAAATCCCCCGCAGCAGTGCTTCCGCATACGGGCTCTGAGGGAAAATGTAATAAAACGCCTACGTGTTAAGATGTGTTTCCGTTTATGTATCAGATGTTTGATAAGCAAATAACCCCCGCCCAGCTAAACGGCCAGGCGGGGTTTCTTCCCGTTCACTTCCCGATGATGTTTTTCGTTCCACTCCAAAGCCCCATCGCGCTGAACGCCATGACAAAACCGGCCAGCACGGCGTATTTCGGATCATCCGGCGCCACGTACACGAACGCGGCGATCTGGCCGAGCGCAAGGTTCAGAAGCGGCACCCACCGACCGGGGAGCTTCGTCACCTGCTTCACAATTTCAACCAGCGCGATGATCACCGGAATGAGTGCAATGTCGTACGCGGTGAATTCCACAGCTCACTTCCCTCCTTTCAAGCTGGCGGTTTTCGTCGCCTGGTCCCAGCCGACTTCCATGCCCATCGCGTCGCCGACAGCCCGCAGCGGCACATACGTCCGGCCGTCGATGAGGTACCCCGTGCCAATGTCTTGCCCGTTCACGAGGACACGGGCGGTGCCGCTCACCTTCGGCAGCTCACCAACCGGAGTGCTGGGAGTAGGCGCGGGTGCGGTTTCAGCCGGTTTCTTCCGCAGCCCGTACACTTCCACGATCCCGGCCACGATGGCCGCCGCGCACTTGCGGCGGTAGGCGTCGCTCTTGAGTAGCTCGCACTCCTCACGATTGGTCATGAAGCCGCACTCGGCCAGAATGGCCGTCATTTTCGTCTCCCGGAGAACGTGGAAGTTCGCGGTTTTCACGCCCCGGTTTGGCCTTCCGGTGGCCTGCACCAGATTGCGCTGGACAACCTCAGCCAGCTTCACAGCGGCCGCTGGGCGGGTGGTGTATACGTAGGTTTCGATGCCCTGCGCCGTGCTCCAGCCTTCCCCGGCGGCGTTCGCGTGGATGCTGACGAAAAGGTCCGCCTTCCACGCATTTGCCCGATCCGTGCGCTCCTTCAGCGGCACGTCACGATCGTCTGCATGTGTCATGAGTATTTCGACGCCCTCATATCCGTGAAGCAGTTCGTCCGCGACATACCGGGCGACGGCACTGTTGAACTGATATTCGCGTAGGCTTCCGTCTGGAGACCGTTTCCCAGGCGTGTCCGGCCCGTGGCCGGCGTCGATTGCAATCTTGAACCCCCTTTCCCCTCCCCTCTTAACAATTAAGGCGGAGCCGAGTTTTCGGCCCCACCCCGAATCTTCCGGCCACATGTACGACGACCCTCCGCCGTCGCCGTTCAGTGCGTCCACGCAGCCGAGTTGCGCCATGATCTCGGCCAGATCAGAAAGGTAAACCGGACCCAGCGTCCTAGCCAGCACCAGTCGTCCGTCATTGGTTATCCCGACTGCAACCCGTTCTGCCCGACGCCTCCAAACATCCTCGCCAAGCTGGTCGCGCTGAATGGATTCATGCATAACTACTTTCCCGTCCCGCAAAAGCCGCGGGCTTCCCTGTACGGCCCAAACAGCCCCTGCGGGTGCCTTTCCGATATGCACGGACCGGTCCGGCAACATGTACAGTTCATCCCGCGGAACGGTCTTAGGGATGTCCGGGATGACCGTGATACCGTTCACGATCAGGCGCCCAAGCGGGACGCCGACTGCCGTGTCCGCGAAATTGAAATTCATTGCGACGTCCGCGTTGGCCGCCCGGCCAAGTTCTTTCACCGTTGCTCCGGGGTCATATGCCGCTGAAATTTCGTCAACACGTGGATCGAGAACGACGTATACCGTTTCCACGATATGCTTGAAGCGTTGAAGCACTTCAATCGACCCCTTTGGCCGGAAGTCGGTCGAGCACCCTGCCAAGCATTTTTTTTGTGTCATCGTGGTTGTCTTTGACTTCCTTGCGCAAGGCGGAGATTTCGGTTTTGATGCCCTCCACCTGCGCCAATCGGTCGATGGTTTGGATGTATCTCGTCTCTCGTTCGTCGTTCTTTTTGAGGATCCATCGGATGAGCCACCAAGTTCCCGTGGCAAGTCCGATCAAGAGAACAAGATAAACGCTGTCCGACAAACTCAGCGCCTTTTCTGTAATCACATTTTCCACGCCTACCCCCCCTGAAATTTGGGGGCGCTCTACCGAGCACCCCCGAACACGTCTTCGTACTGCAACGTATCCATCCCCAACCCAATCCGGGCGAGGTTGTTTCGAACGACTTCCAGTCTTCTGATTTGATCCCGCTTTTCTTCCGGCGAAAGGTTGGGGTCGCTGGTGATGGACCGGATTTGCTTTGTGATGTCGGAGATGTTTCGCTTCAACATCTCCAGCCTTCTCAGTTCCCCTTCGCCTTCGAAGTATTCCCCCCTCTTCTGGGCGCGTTTTTTCTGCTCGGTCAGTTCGTCGATGCGATCGTAGAACCTTTCGATGCTTGCTGTGGTCCCGCCAAACGGCCGCCCGATGAACGCCTTGGTCCCAGGCGCGTCCTCTAAGCCGGAAGCCGGCCGGGGGATTCTCTCCACCGCCCCGATGGCATCAAGTACAGCATCAATCCCCTGCGTGGCGTACCTTCCAAGACTCCCTGTGTAGCCGGAAATAAGATGGTCAATCTTTCTGGGCGATCCGATGATGGTTTCGTCCAGCCCCACTCTTCCGGCGCCGCGGGCGATGAGTTTGGCGACTTCCGACGTGTACGGACCGAATTGATCTTCGGGGAGTTCGTTTTGCTGATACATTGGAACAACTGGCGCCCCGGTATATGTTCGATTCGCCGTGACTTCCGCAATGGGGGCAAGCAGCGAAATGAAACTCAACGCTTGATGGACGGTGGTCGGGACAGGGATGGTGTCTCTCACCGTCTCGCCGAATCCCCTGAATGCTTCATCGTCGCCTTCCATCATTCTGGCAAGTCTCTCCGGAATCACCTTGAATACAACCCCAAGTTCAAACGGAATCGGCAGGCGGATATGTGTATCACCGATCCAAATGTGCCAGAACAGGTCTTTGTCCCATTGGGGGAGTTCTTGGTATCTGGGGTCGTGTTTGTTCTTTTCGTACAGCCATATTGTAGGACCGGTGATCACCGCAAGAGATTTGGCAAACGCCTTGGGCGCCAGTTTGGGGTCGGAGAAGGTTCGAATCATCCTGTCCAACCCTTGCACTTGGGCGTTCCAGAACGCTGATGCCTTATTGATGTGCTTGCCGATGGTTCCTGCCCGACCGAAGTCGATGAGGTCCCGCGCGGACAATGCCGCCTTTCTGATGCCTTCCCTGCTTGAATCTTTCCTAATCCCACGGGCAAACTCCCCGACCCTCGTTCCGAGTTCGGACAATTCGGAAAGCGCCCGCATCGCCTCTACAGGGTTTTTGATGACGTTCAAGGTCTTGTCTCGAATGCTGGCGGCCAGAATTTTTCTAAGGTCGGCTTGGAGATAATTTCGGTCAAGGGATTGTCTCAACCCCTGTGCTCCGCCCGCGGACAGGAATTGCAGGAATACATCGTCTTTCCTCAACACATGCGCCATGCCCCTGATCAAGTCAATGTAAGGGATGTACCCGTACCGACTATTGACCATCGCCGCAAATTGATCCCGGAACATGTTTTTGAACCAGAATTCCATAGTATTCACGATCCCGCTGCGGAGAAGTCTTGCGGGAAAATTGAGCGCCCTTACGATGGCGTTCATCTGTTCTTTGTCGGCGAACGTTACCGCCCTGTAAAGGTCGGGGTCGAGCTGATAAAACTCTCTCTTGCCGTTCCGATACACCGCAATGACGTTATCCTTCCCGGGTGCTACGTTCTGCGGCCGGAAGATGGACACGATGGCGTCAGTGTCGATTTCATCCACTTTTGCGCCAGCCTTTTCCAATACACTCCGCAATTCATCCAAAGAGAACGTCTGCGCTCTCATGGGGGCGGGAATTTTCTCGACAAGGTTCCCGAATCCATCGGTGCCGGTGACCGTATCGACCAAATTCAAGAGAGCGCGGTTCCGCTCGGCAATGGCGATGTATTGGTAGGTGTTTTTAACGATGCTTTCCAATGGATCCACGATGTCCCGGTCAGAACCTTTGATTCGCTTGACCGGGCTTCCTTCGATGTTGGTTGTGCTGCGGCCGCCCTTGTGCGCTCCTGCTCCGGCTTCGGCTTCGTAGACGCGGAAGAACGGGACATACTCTTGGTTGGCTTGTTTGAACCTTCTCACATCGTCCGCGGAAAGAATCCCGCTGTCCACCAACTCTTGAAGGATGGCGTCTTGGTATTCGATGAGTTCCCTTTGAGCCTGTCGAAAGTGAGGGAATCGTTCTTCCAGCGCTTGAACCACTCTTTGGCGATCCGCAACGGAAAGGTCGCTTCCCGTCATGATGTTGCGCTGGGCCAGTTCAATGGCGCGACGTTCTTTGATGTAGGTTCTGAACTCATCGAGGTTGGCTTTGACGGGTTCCAGAATTTCGTCAAAGCTTTTCCCGATCCTCTGGAAGTTCTGGTCCACCCTCCCGTACCTAAGGAAAGCCCGCGCCCGTCCCGACACGCCCCGGAGCAGCCAAAACCCTTCAAACACCTGTTGGCCCTTCTCGCCCAAAGCCTTGAGTTTTTCTTTTACGGGGTTGAGTTCGTCAACAAACTTGGTGTAGATGGAACTCAAAGAAGGGAGTCTGCGTTTCTCCTTTTCACCGACGCTGAGTTCGCTGAAACTCCGAGTAATCAGGTCTTGGTCGAGATATTGACGGATCCTTTGTTGGGCCGCGGAGATCACGGCTTTATCGTTAGGCGAAACCAACTCGTTGTACCGGGCGAAGAATTTCGGAGCCAAACGCTGGGCTTCTTCGGGGTCGGTCAGCATCAGTCTGAAAAACTCTGCCACGCCCTCTTTGCGGATTTGATCTCGCGTGTATTCCGGGCCGGACGTGGTGCGTCCGAGTTTCAAAAGTTCGTCGTCAAACAGCGATGAAGAAAGCCTGTATCGCTTGTCCAACGCGTGTCCGATTTCGTGGGAGATCACCGGAAGGTCGTTGGTCAGTTTGGTTCTCACAACACCTTCTCGAACCTTGAAAATCCCATGCGCCGGTTCTCTGTACCTTCCCGTTCGGATGGTGATGCCCAACCCTTTGGAAAGGTCTGCGATGATGTCAGACCGCTTGACCACTTCCCGACTTACACCGCTTCCGACTTCTCGGGCCGCGGGAAGCAAGGGTCTTCCGTCAACGGTCATTGCCATGGCTTGAACGTCGGTTCTAATGGGCTGTGCCGTTTCCGCCCTGATCGGAGCAACCAAAACGCTCGGCTCCCGGACCGTTCGGGTTGTCACCCCCTGGGGAGTGATTCTTTCCGCAGGGTGAGGAATGAAATCCTGCCGTGGCGTCTCTATGTTCTGCACCAATTCGTTCACCGCGGCCCGCATTTGGGCTGAGGGAGCGCTTCTTACGGATTGAACGCCTCTTCTGATCGCTTCTCCCACTACCGGTACAGCGCCGCCAGTTACAGCCCCCAAAGCGCCGCCGATAGCGCCTTGCTCCAGCGCTTCTCGGTCGGACGCCCCATGCGCCAAGGCTTGACCCATCGCAACCGGAACCCCGACCGCGCCTTCGCGAATGGCCTCTGCGGCCACTCTCCCGCCGATGGTTCTGCCAAGACCGGGCGCAACCTGGGCGATTTTCGTTCCGACACTAGCCGCCATTTGCCCCACAGCAGACAGTCCTGCGCCGGGAGTGTAGAGCTGCATCGCAACCTCCCGGGCCGGTTGAGTCCATTCCGTGAATCGGTCAAGCGCTCTCAACACCGGCCCGATCACGGGAAGTTGCCGAGAAGGATGTGCCGCATGGGCCTGCGGGTCGGCCACCAAAGGCAAAGTCGGATCAATGCGCTGTGTAGGTTCAGACGGCCCGAGCACGGAAGAAGCGGGTACCGCGTCAGTCCGGGGATTCATGGAATACCCGTAAGTTTTCGTCGGTTGCGGTTCGGGTTTGGATGCAACGAATTCCTCTGGACTTACAAACTCAAACGCGCCGGCAGATGGGAGGGAGACACCCGAACCGGCGCGTTTTCCCTTTTTGAATTCTTCGGGCGAAATGAATTCCATGTCTCACCCTCCCAAGTACCGCATGTACTCCTGAATCAGCGATTCTTTGTTCTGATTCGGATCAAGCCACCGCGGGTCTTTCATGGCGGCTTCCACAGCTTGCTGGCGAAGCCTCGATTGAGATTGGGACGTGTCTTGGAAGAACGTGTCGAGCATCTTGTAGAACTCGTCCAACGCTCTGGAACCGAGATTGGCCGTGATGTAAGCCGCGTTGGTGTTCAGCCATTGTCGGGCCGTTTCTTTGTCGTTGAAAGACATCAAACCGTTGACAATTTGGGCTTGAATTTGGTTCGGGTCCGTGGTCTGCGCCGGAGGTTGCGACAGCCGTTCCTCTTGCATCCGGGCCGTTTGGGCGTTGTACCAGGCCGTGTTTGCTTGTTGTTGTTGAATGGCGAGTTGCTTGGCTTGCAACGTTGGCGTTCCTTCGGGGATCCCGTAGAGTCTTGCCAGATAAGGTGTGATCCGCCCGGTGTTTTCTGCCAATCGCCATTCGTTTTCGAGTACTTGCTGCTGATAAGCGTTCGTCGGTGTGCCGTCAGGCAGGAATCCCGTAAGTTGAGCCAGCGTTACCGCCCTATTGAAGTCGAATTGTTGTTGAGCCAGGTTCTGACTGAATTGCTGATTTTGGAGTGCCAAAGTGGGCTGTCCGCGGTAATACCCCGTTACGCCGGCTTCTTGAAGGGCGAATTGACGGTCGCGTTCCATCTGCTCTTGGATGAGTTGTTGAATCCTCGCCGGGACTTGTTGTCCCAGCAAGGACAACTTTTCCGCCGCCTGTTGGGCCAAAAGAGCGTTGCGGTTCCAGATATCCGCGTTTCGCGCGGCGATGTCCCTTGTGATCCCCTCGGCCGCCTCTGCGAAAGCCCGGTTGGTCGTGCCGAGTTGATAGTCCAGACCGCCCGAATAGAAACCCCCACGGCGGTTCTGGAATTGCTGAATGGCCTCCCCGGCCTGAATCCGGTTCCGTTCCAAGTTGGCGATTTGTTCTTGCAACCATTGGTTGTTCTGCTGGACGGCCAGTTGGTTAGCCTGTTGAAGCCGGGCCAATTCTTGTTCCACAGCTTGCCGCTGTTGGGCCAGCTCGTTATTGACCATTTCGACGATCCACGAGTAATCCGGGAGCTGGGGTTCTTGTCCTTGAACAGGTCCTTGAACAGGGGTGTCGATGTCCCCCGTGTAACCCAGCGTCGTGCGAAGGTGTTTCAATTGGGCTGAGTAGTCCTGTCCTTGGCTTTGGAGGTCGCGGATGACATTGAGCGTGCGCTGGATTTCCGCTTCCTTCGCAGCGGGATCAGATCGCCACGTTTGGATGTTTTGTTCGAGTGCGCGGTCTTTTACAGGATCGGTGCCGTATTGATACCCGCCGTACATCACAGCCCCCGACGGAAGGGTTTGCCCGGATGGTTGAGTAGTCTGTGCAAACGTTTTGTTCGTCGATTGAGGATTTGTTGCAGAAGCCCCCGTAGACCCCGCAGATTGGCTTCTGTATTGGTTATACAGAGCCGTTGCTTCCGGTGTAGGGTTGGTGAGCGGGATGCCAAGCTGCGCTTTCCTTTGAATCTCAGCCACATTCAGGTTTGACGACGAAGACGTGCTGGACTTAGAAGAAGAACTGCCAGAAGCGCTTTTGTACTGGTTGTAAAGCGCCATGGCTTCGGGGGTGGGGTTTGTAAGGGGAATCCCCGCCTCAGCCTTTCGTTTGATCTCGGCCACGTTCAGATTGGTTGCCATTGTTTCACTCCTTTCGTCAAATAAAAAAGCCCGGCTTTAGCCGAGCTTTGATTATTTGGTTTCAGAAATTCCGATACGCTTCTATCGCATCGTCAATGCTCATGGCTGACGCGAAACCAAGTTCCAAAATGGCGTCGGTGATGATTCCTACTACTTCGCCTTTCTGGTTGAGCAACGGTCCGCCGGAAAATCCTCCCTCCACCACCACATCCGTCATAATGTTTGTCCCGTTGTTGGTGAAGGTGAGTTGCACTTTTCCGTCTCTGAACACCCGGAACTGCCCCGCCGGATTGCCCAACGCGTAGACCGTATCGCCCTTCTTCGGAACATTCCCCGGGAAGAAATGGGGGAACGGGTCTTTGTCGTAAAGAAACAATCCGGCGATGTCCTTATCCGCATCTTCAAACACCGTCGCGCCGGCCGGCACAAAGTATGTTCTGCCCCTTACGATGATCTCCAAGTCTCTATGTTTCCCCCCTCCACAATCACATGACGGGCGGTAATCAAGAGTCCCTTGGAATTGAGCATGAACCCCGACCCGCGGGTTAAACGATTCCCCTTTTCATCGAGCGCATAAATGAGCGCCAACCCTTCGTGAGACTTGATCTGATCCAGCGTGAGAGTCGGGTTAACCCTCTTTTCTTTCGTTACGACATTAGCCGTTTTGGTGGCATTGTCCCACTCGACTTTGAAACCCATCTTCCTAAGCAGACCGAGCGGAATCATGGTATATCCGTCTTCCAAATAAGCTGGCACACCGTCTGGATTGACCGTCTGTCCGTTGTGTTGGACGGTGACAATGGGATGCCCTTTGAAAGTGTTGTTCGCTGCTACAACGCCCGCTGAGGACGCCATGAGAACAAGGACCAACAGAATGAACCGCTTCACGGGAACCACCTTCCTTTATCTCATTATACGAGACTTCGGAAGGATAGTGGCGTGAGGGTCATTCACTTACAGTAGGCGCATTCCCCCACACAGCAAAAATAGCCGTTTTGTACGGCTCTGGCACCTCGTCCATTACCTGCTGTCGGCCGAATACGCTGTTTACATATGCGCGCCGCCACGGATCGCCGATCGGGTATTCTGCGCCATTGGCCTCGACGTACTGTTGTTTCTTTACGCTCACGCTATCCGGTGTGAGCATGTCCAGCGAGATTTTCTCAGTCATCTGGTTTCCCTCCTCATGAAATATCGTAAACACCGCTAACGTGTATGCGGAAAGTTGTCCCGGTGATGTCTGCGGCATCAAGGTTCGAAACCGCGCCTCCGCTGTTGATTTTGTAAAATCTGATTCTGCTAACCTCGCTTCCAGCCCCAGCGTCCATGCTGGCTGTAATTTGCTCTGCAGACGAACCAAAGTTTACGTTGTCAAACCGAGAGACGGAAAAAGAAATGTTTTTCCATGCGTCCAATTTTGCCGGGTAAGGAAGTCCACCAATATACACAGCCCCCGCCCAACCCACGTCTTTAGACGAGACGACAACTGTAGCGTCGATTTTGATAAGTTTTCCGATGCGGCTGTAATACCCGCTCTGCAGAGCGTAGGTATGCGAGCCTGGTGTCGTGATTCCCGCTACATATGGCGTCCATGTGCCGGTTTCAACTCGAAGCCCATGCACACCTCCGGCATCGGTCACGCTTTTTGCGACGTGTGCACCAAAATTATTTTCAAGCTGTGTGATTCTAAGCGCATTCTGCGTTTCGTTCGTGAGTGCGCCGGGGACGAATTTGTCGGCCGTAATGGTGCCGTTGCGAATTTTTCTGCCCGTCACCGATCCGTCTGGGTGATCGATTTCCGGGGCCACCCTGTGCGCAGCGTATTCATCCCAGTTGTCATCGATTTGTTGAGCAAGGACTTCATAAGCCCCTTCTGTCATGGCGTCATCGTAGGTGTCACCGGGGTTTTGATAGTATTGTTGAAGCAGCGCCCTGTTTACATGCCCACCAGCCATCAATCTTTCCTCCTTACTCTGAGTTCGTATCGAATGCCGAATATCTCGAAAGGCTCATCTCGATTGTTTGAAAGTTTGATCTGCGCATATTGCCCCTTGAGAAACGTTCGGATCCGTTGAGGCATGTTGACGTGATCCGTGAAGTTTAGGTTCGCAATGACGGACTCCCCGATTTTCCCTTTTCCGATAATGAGAAAGGCTGTTTTCACGGCGCCGGCCAATTGGAATTTTCCGCGGTATGTGTTGACTTCCAGATCGATTGAAGATTCGTCTTCAAATTGTCTGGCCTCAATGATGATGATGTCCCAAAAGTGGTCCATACCAGTTACTTTGGGGTTTATCAATTTCGAGTACCAATAGGCGTTGATTTCTTGCTTGGTTTCTTTGTCTGCATCCAGATAGTCCGCGTGCAACGTTTCGTCAAAGGTTTTCAAATGCCCGTCGTCTCCAGCGAAGTAAAACCCGTCCTCGTCATGGTAGAAGTCGTTGGCTTGAATGCCGTCGATGGGATACCATTGGCGATCGGACGTATTGAAGACAAGTCCTTTCCATTCCGACCCTTTGGGGTAAATGAGCCAATATTTTCCCTCATAAAAGGTTGCCACGGCCCTTTTCCATTCGTCTTTGGTGACACCAAGACCCCTCCAGTCGATCAAATCGTCCGTCACGCTGCGGGTCGAGTATCTCGCGGAGTAGTCGAGACTCAGCGTGTCAATTCTGTTGATTGCAATTACTCCTCGGTCGGAGAGATAAAAAATCTCCTGCGACCCGTCGGGGTATGTCACCAGTTCAACAGTCCGTGGATTCAGGCACCCTTCTGACGTGTCAAGAAAGTCCTGCGACCAATCCCCGTCTGACGGAGTGGAGGAATACCCATCTCCGAAAAGAACGGCAACATGGCGTCTCATGAGAACGATCAGTGCCCCTTGAAACGATACACACGTTACAACATGGTCGTTCTCCCTAACGAAGCGCTGGTAGTTGATTTCCGGGAAGTAGTCGTAGTAACCAATCTTCGAATGCCAAATGGTGTCCGACCCGTCCCAAATCACCACCCTGTTATTGTGGACGATGCATCCGATGGGTGGGTGATCGGTGTTGATCGTCGCCAGGACGTTTTTCGGCAGCGGGCTTGCATCATCCCCCGCAGGAGTGATTTCTTTAACTTCCGTTCCGTCGTAGTATTTCAGTTTCCCGCCATCAGCGATGATCAGCACTTCGTTGGCGTTTTCGTCCCGAAATTGCGCGCAGTCGATGACATCGCTCTCCAGTGTGTCAGTCATCGTCTGCGCGTCCCATTCTTTGTCCTCAGGGTCGAATTTGTACAGCGTGTCGCCGCTGGCCGCCAAAATAGAGTTGTCCCCGCCTTTTCTGAGGTTGCACAGCGTTTTGATCTCGCTTCCCAGAGGGGTTTCGGTGAGAGGGACGGTTCCGGGCCGGCGCCGCAAACTCCCGATTTTTCCGGGAAGCATGTTCAACATGTCAGGAGATTGTCTGATGTCGATTTCAGAAAAAGCAACTGCCGTGTTCAGACCAAGGAAATTCGGGATTTCGATTTCCGTTACGGCCGTCCCGCCAATGTCCATCCGTCCCACTCAATTCACTCCTCTCGCAACAGCGTTTCTGATTTTGGCCCGTTCAAGTTCGTACAGTCTTTCGACATCTTGTGCCTGGCCAACTTCGTTGTTGTTTCTCAAAGCCTTAGCAATGGCGTAGTAGATGAGCGCCTTTTCGCCCACACTCGGAACCTGCGGTCGTTGGGTGTTCAGGTTTGCCAACACCAGCGGTTCTGGATAGGCTTGATAAACAAACGTGAAGGTCATGGGCGCCATGTACTGATACAGGTCAATAACGTGCTTGTCGCCCCGGTTGAAAATCCAATATCCCGAGGGGATTCTTTGATCGTAATACCGACGTTTGAAAACCCGGCACCCGTGCTCGTCGTTCAACAGAACGAGGGAGTAAAAGTCGGGTGGCAAATCGTATTCTCTTTGAGCAGGGTCGAACGAGATTTGCCCGGTTTTTTCAATACGGAGATCATCTACAAGATCCCGCAGGGCCTCGTTGAAAAAGTCCACCCATTGGGCATCGGAACGGATGCCGGAGTTGTTGTATTCGTTTTGCGCCTTCCCGCGGGCGATCAGTTCATTGATTGTGGATGCGATCGCAATCACCCCCTGTCACTCAGGATTTGCGCTTCTTCTTTTTGAGTTCGGGGAACGCTTCTCCTCGGCCGGCGTCTTCCAACGGATTTTGAGGGATCCTTTGTTCGATGACTTCCGGCGGGATATCTTCGATTCGGATTCCCCTGTGGCGTTCTTGCCAGTGAAGCGCCACCCCAAGTTTGACTTCCACCGGGTCTTTGCCGAGACGATATTGGTTCCCGTCCCATTTGGCGAGAATCGGGTTGTCTGAATATACACGAACGTTCTTGCCCAAATCCATTCCTCACACCTCGTATCCGTAAAGTTTTGCTTTCAAGAGGTTTGATCTCGGGTGAATAAACACATCAACCCCCATGGCTCTTGCAACCCCGAGAAAATACTCCACCGATCCTTTCTGGTGGCAGTATTCGGTGTTGGTCAGAAAATCCGCACCGTACAGAAGAATGGTTTTGAACCCTTCATCCAGCGCCAACGCCAGCATGTAGCTAATAGAATTGGTGAAGTATCTTCCGTATTTCCGCGTGATTTTGTCCAACGGATAAGGGATGCTCTTGGGGACTTCTGGATAATGTTGCTGCATGTAAACCGGGATATCTTTCTCCCTAAGGAATTTCGCGTCCCATCTGCCCGGCGGGTGTAGTTCGAACCACCTGGTAAAGGCGAGGTTTGAGTGTAAATCGTTCAGCCCCCACACTTCGCCTTCAAAATCAGTCGGTGCGTTGGCTTTCGATGGACCCTTGCCCAAAATAAGAAGTTCCATTTGTCCTCCATATGGGAAAAGGGCCGCCCCTCATGACGAGAAGCGGCCCGAGTCCCAGAAAGGGGTGTTCGGCTTTATGAAAGTTGTACCGATTTGGTATTCACACCGTCCGGCGAGATTTTCAGCTTGTTATCGGTCGTGTTGAACCACACTCGGGGCTGCCCGGAAACGAGCGTCGGATCGGCGGACACAATCTCAACGGCCAGAACCTTTCCGCCACCTTTAGTGTCCGGCAGCGCACCGGCATTGTACGTTTTGTTCAGGTCGGGAGAACCAAGTCGTGCCATGGTCTATCCTCCTTGCAAGAGAGTTAGGCCGCCCACATTACGTGGACGACGCGAATTGCAGATTGGTCAGTTTCGCGTTCGCCCGCGGTTCCGTGCAGACCAGGTTGCCGTACCACAGCAGTTGGCCGATCTTCGCCACCATGTTGGCCGGCTTGGTCAGTTCCGTCGTGCGGAAGTTCGTGCCGGGGTCCGTGTACAGCGCAACGGTTTTGGAGTTCAGGAAGTACATCGTGTTCGGCGGGCAGTATTCGTCGTACACCACCGGAACGCCCATGAAGCTGATTTGGACAAAACCGAGGTTCGCAAACTCCTCGCCGATCTTGCCGAGGGGTTGCTGAATCGTCGTTTTGCCATCCACCAGTTCTGCATAGGCGTTCCACGTCGCCAGGTCGCACACGATGAAGTCCGGCCGGTTTTCCATGTTTCCACGAGCGCACTTGGTGAACATTTCCCGCATCAGGGAAACCGAAAGCGTTTGGTTGTCCTTGACGTGGGCTTTCCACCACGTTTCCGTGGCGCGGTCGATGTTTCCGTACACCGCGTAGTTGGAGCCGTCGTCCACGGCCGCCGCCAGACCGTCGATGTCTTTGGGATTGGTGTTGCCGCCGAAGATGTGCGACGCCAGCAGGTCGCGCAGCGTGGCTTGCGCGTCGTCGTAGGCTTGCTTGATCACCTTTTGGACCGCCAGTTCCCCGCGATCGGCCGCGCGTTCGTAATCATTGAACACGATCGACGCGTAGTATTGTTTCAGCCGGAATTCTGCGGACGTGCGCGTGTCCTGCGGCGTGATGTCCAGGGTATCATAACCCTTGAACGAGCCGCGGTTCGTTGCGTGCTTGTACTTGATGTGGGGCTGGAAGATGTCCCCACCCTCGCCGTCGTTCCATTTCTTCCTGTCCTTCAGGAACATGTAGAGCGTCGGGCTGGATTTGGCGATGTTGTCGTAGACTTTGTTCGAAATCTTCGGCAACCACGACGCAAGATATTTGTCGAAGTCAAGTGCCACTTTCGTTCAATCCTCCCTGTGCGGGAGAATTAGCTGAACACATCATCCCAGTCCCAAGGCTTGTAGGGGTCATCCGGCCCCATTTTTTTGGGGACTTGCCCCGTTCTCTGGGGCTGAGAGGGAAGCGAGTCCACCTTCTCCCGCAATTTTTGATAAGTTTTGGCTTCCGCCTGTTTGGCGGCTTTTGCCCGGGCTTTTTGCTCACGGGCGAGTTTTTCTTTGGCGAGATGGGCGTCCGCAATCTCTTTCAGAACGTTCAAGGGAATGTTTTCCGTCTTGGCGCGTTCTTCAAGGGACGCCAGATACTCATCCGTCGCCAAATCCCCGTACTCCGCCTTGAGTTGGGCTTTCAGTTCCCTCATGGTTCCGGTGAACTGAACCTCTCCCAACTGGGCACGCACGGTTTCCAACTCCTTGCGGAGTTGTTCGTTCTGGGCCATGAGCGCGTTGATGTACTGGCCGTACACAGCGTCTTGCAGCGCTTCCTCAATGGGGATCCTCCCCGTCTGCGAGAATTCCTGGATGAACCGCTGGACTTGTTCCCGAACATACGGGTTGGCCGCCAGGAAGTCGCTGAGTTTCTTCACCGGCGCCAGTGCATTGCGCTCGGCCTCGAACGCCTTTCGTTCCTCGGCGAGTGCTTGCGTTTTGCGTGTGTAGTCACTCTGCCGAAGATAGCCTTTCTTCAGTTCCCCGAGCGTCATGAGCTGGCCATCACCCATGTCGATCTGGGTATCATCCGAAAGGCCATTTTCCTCGGGCTTTTCCTCGCCCTCGGATTCGCCGGCTTCTTCCGGCTCCGCGCTGTCTTCGGATTGGTCCTCTTGGACTTCCTCAACAGCGGGTTCGGGCTGTTCTTCCTCGGTCGCCTCGGAGTCCACGACGGGTTGCTCGTCTTCGGCTGGCGCGGGAGAGTCGAAAACACCGTCCCAACCACCGTCCGCGCCGTCAAGTTGGAAGAACGGATGAAGTTTGAACATGAAAATACCTCCAGTCCCTTTCGGGGTGTTGGAATGAGATGGGCCGCCCGAGTCTCACGGACGGCCCGATTTAAACTTGCTGTTGAATCGGAATCCTTGCGATCAGTTCCAGAATCTGCTCGTCGGTGGCGTTAGCCAGTTCCGGCACAATCTGACGAATCTGGTCAAGCCGGGATGCGATATCCGGGTATTGACCACTCGCCTGAGTCGGTTGGATTGGTTGATTGGCCATCTTTTCGGCGACTTTCGCCTGCACCTCCATTCCTTTGATTTGGGCTTGTGTCATGAGTTTGGCTTGTTCAATCTGCGCTTTCTGCTGGAGTTCCATCTGCTTGAGTTGTGCTTGAGACTGTACCTTGGATTGTTCTGCTTGCGCTTGGGCTTCTTGTTGCGCTCTTGCGACTTCTCCCATGCGGCGCATGATTTCCTCGGCGTTCGGATATTCGAAGGCTTCCAAGAGGGCTTGCTGGTCGATGGCTCCAGCTTGGAACAGCAGAAGCGCATCTTCCCGCCGCGCCGCACGAGACATCGGAAGCGAAGACCCGGACTCGATCTCCACCACAAATTGAAGAATACGGAACGCCTCTTTTACTTTCCCCTCGGACTTCTCGTCCGATTGGGCCGGCTGATCGTCGTTCGTCGGGTCGCCATCGTCCAGTTTTGTCCATTCGTTCGGGTTGGCGAACAGGAAAAATTCTTTCCTGTCGTAGATGGGTTGTCCCGCCTCGTCCATTCCTACCCGGATCGGCTCCACCGTGAACGGCAGCTCGCCCTCTTGAGCGGTCATATATTGGCGATAGTCGCCCTTCACGCGGAACGGCCGGGTGGTGTCAATGAACTGCATCGCGTTGACGATGATCATTTCGCTGAGTTGCTTGACGAACTTTTCGAAGTTGTCCAGTTTGGTTTTGATCCGCGTGTAGGCCGCTTCTTGCTTGAGTTGCACTTCCCGGCCGGAGGAAGCATCCCCAATCCCCCGCATGGTGTCGTTTGTTCCCAACAGCTGGTCCTCGATTTGGTCAAAGAGTTCCTTCAGCCGGAACGCCGCCGGGGGAACCTGAGGCACCGCCAGAACGTCCACAATCGCGTTGAGGGGCACCATGTCGGGGTTGTTCACGTCGATAACCCCGTTCCATTTCCGCGGTTCCACCAATGCGTTTTTATCCTGAATATTGCCGTAGGCGGTGTTGCGGAGGATCGGCGGGTCGTTGGCCAGCCCAACGTTCCGAATGATCTCGTTCATGAGCACGTTGAATTCCCAGTTGAGATTCTCAATGTGCTCGCCAATCGGAACCCCGACGGCCGAGAGAATGTCTTCGTTCGGAACATACGCCGCATAGGGAAGTTTCCCGTGCCAGAACGGATTCGGCCGGTCCTCCAGCAGCACGTCATCCGCCCAAAACGAAACGCGCCATTTGTCGTCGTCATCCCTGTACCAGTAGTGGATGTACGCGACAGCCTCGGCGCGTTTTTCAGCTTCATCGATCTCCGGCATGAGCGGGAACGTGTCGCCTTGGGCTTTGTGCTGCTCAAAGTTGAACCGCATGAAGTTTTTCACGGCCCGGAACCACGATTGGAACCACGGACGCGAATCACCCTGCATGTTCCCTTTTTTCTTTGCCACGCTCTCTTTGATTTCTTTGGCCTTGCCTGGGTGCTTCTTGATGGCTTTGGTGAGCCGCATCGGCTCGACGTAGATAAAGAACGAGGAATCCTGCAAATCCGTTACGGCCGGGTCCACGTAGCACCATCGAGGGTTAACTTCGGTAATGCACAGTTTCCCCGTTCCGTTGTAGGCGTTCGGGTCATAGCCGGTGTACGCCAGCGCGTAGCGGTAGATTTCCGCCATTTTGGCGATCCGCTGGGCCATGTAGTCCCAGTTATTCACGTCGAAGGTGTGGTCGAGGATGTACGTCATGCCCTCGGCGTGCTTCACATATTCGGGAAACTCCGCCTTCACATAACCGCGCACCCGGTTGTTGACCATGAACGGGACCACCGTTTCGACGTATGAAAAGAACTTCGATACGCGGAAGTCCGTGTCGCCTTTCCAACGGTTCCGGTACATTTCGTAATCATGGTCCATGCGCTGATGAATCGGCTCGTTGAATTTCTTTGCTGTCTCGAAATCTCGGTTGAACCGTTCGCGCAGCTTCTGCTCGACTTCTGGAGTCAGTTTTTCCGCCAATCATGTCACCCCTTCCGCGAACTTCATCACGATTAGTTGGGCCAATTGGTTATACACGTCAGCCAAGCTGAAGTGATCCGGCCCGTCGTTGATCCACATGGGGATCGCTTGCCCCATGCGATCGAACTTCAAGTCTTTATTGTCTGCATCAGTCGCCCGGGTTTCGCCAGACGTGCCAACCTTGCGCTGTGCTCTCCAGTGTTTGACCAAACTTTCTCCATCCGTCGCCGTCAATGACGGTTCCATGCCGTCGATGTAGACTTTTCTTTCGCCCGTGATATACCCATCCACGGTGCGGTCGAACAGTCTGGTCCGATGGACATTTACGATGCGCGTCTTGTAATCCGTTTCGTAAATTGCCCTGCGTTTTTCGTTGTAATCGAAAACGCACCGCCAGACTTTCCCGGGGAACGCATTCGCAAGACGAACGCCGATCTCCGGGTACGGCGCATTGTCGATGACGCACATTGAGATGTTTTGCATCCGCATGTAGTTGTGCAGCGAATCTTCGCCGTGAATCTTCGTGATCTCGTCGATGCCGCATTCTGTGCCCTTCACGCAGTAGAAATGCGGCCGGTCGATGGTTCCGCCTACGTCCACGCCCAATACG